CCCCGCCAATCCGGACGGAACCCCCAAGAAACCAACCACCATTCTAGCCGGAAAGCGGGAACCATGACCAGTCAATGCCAACAATGCGGCGAACCAGCACAAACCACCCTCTGCAAAACCTGCGCCAAACACATGCGCCGACAGGCCAGCAGCCTCGCCAAAACCATCCCGGAACTCCGCGCGCTCGCCGAACGCAAGGCGCACATCGGCGAGCGCGGTGGTGGTGCGCGTGGAGGTTCGGTCGGTCTGCCGGTGAGTGTGCATTGGTTGGAGGTGTATGAGGAGGCGGCCCGGTTGATGCTTCGGTTGGCTGGTTGCGTGGATTTGAAGTGGATGCTGCTGCCGGTCGAGGGATGGCGGCCGGCGTATCGGGCGGTGTGCAGGTCGTGGTCGCGTGTGGTGTGTTCTCCGGCTGCCGGCGAGCTGGCCGATCGGCTGGACAGGATGCTCCGTCGTATCGACAGGTTGTGCACGCCGTCGGATGGGCGCGTGACCGTCGTGCAGTGTCCGGATTGTTCGGCGTCGTTGGCGGTGCCGCAGGGCATGCGGGATGGCTGGTGCCCCGAATGCGGCGAGCGCCTCGACCTGGACATGCTGGTGTCCGGCCGTGTGGATGCCGCGGGCCGGGCCGTCATGACGTGCTCGCCTGCGGAGGCGGCGGACTGGCTGACCGATCGCGCCGGGCTGCGCACCACGCGCAAGCAGGTGTCGAACTGGCTGGCGCGCGGCAGGCTTTCGAAGGCGCGTCGATTGGGGCATGGCGTGTGGGAGTTCAACCAGGCCGAGCTCATCGATGTGCGCGATCGCGCATAGTTGCGCATCCGGCTGAGTCCATGTATTCTGTAAAAGAACTTGCACCATGCCCGAAGGGGCTGGTGCTTTTCTTTTACCACCCAGCCCCTGTAGCTCAGCCGGCAGAGCAGCGGTCTTTAAACCATGGGTCCACGGTCCGGTACAGTTCGGTACAAAATCGCAATCACGAGACGCAGGGAGGCGGCATGGACACGCCAATCGTCATCATCGGCTCATGCGTGGCGTTCGCCGCCTGTCTCATCACCCTGTGGCTGATGCCATGAGCAATCCACGCTACCGTAACGGCCACCGCCGGCGGGAGGTGCAGGCATACTATCGCGCTCGCCGCGCCGACTGCTACATCTGCGGCAGACCAATCGACTACAGCCTGCGGCCTCCGGATCCATGGAGCTTCGTCGTGGATGAGACCGTGGCCATCGCCAACGGAGGCCGCGTCTGCCGCGCGAACAGCGGGCCGGCGCACCGCTGGTGCAACGCGGTCAAAGGCACGCACACGATCGAATGGGCGCGTGTCGAAGTGAAACGAAGACTCGCCGGCGGCAAACCCGCCGCCGCCTCAAAGCCGCGCGACTTCGAGGCCGCCGACTGGTGAAGCCCACGGGAGGATACCCCCGTCATCGTTTCGGAGGCGACCTCGTGTGCAGCGCCTATCTCTCTCCCCGCGAAAAATAATCGTCGCCGGCGACACCATCGACGGCAAAGGAGGCGCCATGCCGATCCGAACCTGCGCGCAATGCGGCCACGCCATGCCGAAAAACGCCAGCGCCAAACGAAAATACTGCTGCCCCAACTGCCGAAAACTCGCCAGCAAACACAGGCGCTCGCCACAGCGCCAGACGTCGCCCACGCCGCCGCCGGCCGACGAACCGTCGCCGCAACAGCCGACCGCGCCGGCCACATACCGCGACCTGCTCGAGGTCAGCCGAACCGCGCTCATGCGCAACCTCAAGGACTCGCACTGTCCGGCCACGGCCGTCGCCGGTCTGAGCAAGCAGCTCCTCGCCGTCGGCAAGGAACTGCTCGAGATGGACCGGGATAAGGAACCAGACCCGATACTCGACGACCCGGAGGAGATGGCAGATGGCATCGAAGACGAACCCTTCGACGCCGAAACTATCTGACGCCGCCCGAATCCTGAACATCCCCGACGGCATCGCCACCACCGGCTTCGGCCGCGTCCGACGTGTCGCCGACCGGCTCGGCATCCGGTTCGACCGATGGCAGGAGGGCATCGGCACGCTCATGCTCGCCAAACGCTCCGACGGCACCTACGCCAGCTCGGTCGGCGGCATCGGCATGAGCATCTGCCGACAGACGGGCAAGACCTTCACCGTCGGCACCATCATCGTCATCCTGTGCCTGACCACACCAAACCTCAAGGTCATCTGGACCGCGCACCGCACGCGAACCTCGGCCGAAACCTTCAAATCGATGCAGGCGCTCGTCAAACGCCCCGGCCTATCACGACACTGCAAAGCCATCCGCCAGACCAACGGCCAGGAGGAGATCGCCTTCGCCAACGGCAGTCGCATCCTCTTCGGCGCCCGCGAACAAGGCTTCGGCCGAGGCTTCGCCGCAGTCGACGTCATCATCTTCGACGAGGCGCAGATCCTCACCGAAAAAGCCCTCGAGGACATGATCCCGACCGCCAACGCCGCGAAAAACCCGCTCATCATCCACATGGGCACGCCACCCAGACCGGTCGACCCCGGCGAAGTGTTCACCAACCGCCGCACCGCCGGCCTCGCGCACGACCCGGACAGCACATGGATCGAGTTCGGCGCCGACCGCGACTGCGACACCGCCGACCCCGACGCATGGGCCCAGGCCAACCCGAGCTACCCGCACCGCACGCCGGCCAGCGCCATGCTCCGCATGCTCAAGAACCTCGGAGAGGACAGCTTCCGCCGCGAGGCCCTCGGCATCTGGGATCAGGACACCGAACACGCGGCCATCGACCCGGAACTCTGGGCACAGGCCGCCACACCGGAACGAGCATCCGGCGGATGGACAGCCATGGCCATCGACATGCCTCCGCACCGCGGATGGATCACCATCGGCGCATGCCAGGCCTACGAGGACGGCACCGCGTACATCGACATCGCGGCACTTAAAGGCGTCAGGAAACATGGCACCAAATGGCCCGTCGATTTCCTCGCCCGCCGCTGGCCGCACCTCGCTGCCGTCGTCATCGACGCCCAGTCACCGGCCACGGTGCTCATCCCCCCACTCAAGGCCGCCGGCATCGACGTGACCGTCACCAGCGCGAGCGACATGGGCAAGGCATGCGGGCGTCTCCTCGACATGCTCCAATACCACGAACTGCGCCACAAGCCGGACGTGCGCCCGCTCGACCAGGCCGTGGCCGGCGCGACCGTCCGCAAGATCGGCGTCGAAGGCGCGTTCGGATGGAACAAACTCGGATCCGACGTCGACATCAGCCCGCTCGTCGCCGCCACCCTCGCCCTGCACGGCGCCGTCACCAGCACCCGACGGCCGGGCGACGAACCAGAACAAAGGATGATCGAACTGCCATGACACTCCTCGAACCACTGCCGGCCACCGTCGCCGGCCTGACGCCCGACGAAGACGACGCCTTCCGCCGCCTCACCGCGAAAATCATCCGCCACCGCGCCCGCAACCGCATCCGCACCGTCTACTACAACGGCCGCAACGAACTCCACGACCTCGGCTACAGCCTCCCACCGATCGCCAAAGACGTAGAAATCGTCGTCGGATGGCCGGAAAAGGCAATCGAGGGACTCGCCAACCGCGTCGTGCTTGACGGCATCACCACCCAGGACGGCAGCGACCTGAGCAAACAGGTCAGCGACCTGCTCGACGCCAACGACCTCGCGCAGACCGCCGAAAACGCGCACACCGACGCCCTAGTCCACTCCTGCAGCTTCGTCGCAGCGCTCCAAGGCACGCCGGACAGGGGAGAGCCCGCCGCGATCATCCAGGAGTTCCCCGCCGACGTCGCCACGGGCACATGGGACAGCCGCATCCACGGCCTCACCGAAGCCCTGCTCTACGACGTCGACGAGGACGAGACCTACGGCCGGCAGATCCGCGCATGCTACCTCATGCTGCCCGGCAAACTCATCGGATGCGCGATGCGGGACTGGCAGTGGAGCGTGTACGCGCGCACCGCATGGCAGGGCCGACTGCCCGTCGAACTGCTCGCATACCGGCCGGACAGCAAAAGGCCGTTCGGCCGATCGCGCATCAGCCGGACCGTCATGAGCCTGACCGACAGCGCCGTGCGCACCTTCCTGCGCAGCGAAGTGCAGGCCGAACTCTACTCGGTCCCGCCACGATACTTCCTGGGCGTCACCGAGGACATGTTCCGCGGCAAGGACGGCAACCTCAAGCCACGATGGCAGATCATGCTCGACCAGGTACTCGCGCTGCCGCGCGACAAGCAGGGCAACCTGCCGCAGGTCGGCACGTTCACGCAGGCGAGCTTCGAGCCGCACGCCGCGCAACTGCGGCAGACCGCCTCGATGTTCGCCGCAGCCACCAGCCTGCCGCCCGACTCGATGGGCGTGCTCACCGACAATCCAAGCTCGGCCGAAGCGATCGACAAGGCCGTCAAGGAACTCTGCCTCAACGCCGAAAGCTGCCAACGCCGCTTCGGCCCAGCATGGGAGCGCATCATCGCCACCGCCGCCCGCATCGCCGGCGACGGCCAGGCCGTCGCGGTGTCCAGCCAATGGCGCAACCCGGCAACGCCAAGCCGCGCCGCTGCCGCGGATGCGGCCGTGAAGCTCGTCGGGGCCAACATCCTGCCGGCTGACAGCGACGTCACCTATGACATGCTCGACCTGAGCGACCGGCAACGCCAGACCCTCCGGCGCGAGCAACGTGCCAAACGAGCACAGCAGGCGCTCGACCGCATCGACCAGACCATAGCCACCCAGCAGCAAGGAGCCGACAATGCAAACGGACAGCCAGCTGCCGAAGACGCAGGAAGCCCTGGACAAACGGCTCGACCAACTGCATGACGCCTACCTGCAACGACTCGAACGCCTCAAACTCGAATCAGGATGGAGCCTGGATTCGATATGGGGAGACGAGCACTGGTATCCGGACGACGAAAGCCGATGGGAAGCCGCCTGCAAAGAAGTGGAAAGCTACAATGACAAGGCCGCGCAGGCCGCCGCCGACTACTTCGAGCAGATCCGAAGCGAATGGTCGAACTACCTCGGCAATGACCTGCCGGACTTCGACCGCCAGCCACTCCCGGACGCCGGCCGCGCGGTCTGGAAACTCGCCGGAGGCTCCAACAACACCGACTATCCAGGACTCAGATACGAAGACGTCATCCCCGACGCCAACGGCCAAGTCCACAACAAATACGGCCTGCGTATCGACGACCTCTGGCCGAAACACGCGGACCTCGACCAATGGAAGACGTACCTGCGGCACGTCGTCTCCACAAGCAGCCGCATCGGCATGCTCGACCAAATCGGATCAGACCCATCGAAACCGCGATGGGCCAGGGTGCCGGTGGGGGAGACGTGCGAGTTCTGCGTCATGCTCGCATCCCGCGGCTTCGTATACCTGACACGCGAGACCGCCAGCCTCGGCGGCGGCTTCCACAACGGCCGATGCGACTGCAACGTCGTCCCGTCATGGGGAGAGCGGCACATCGCCGGTTATGATCCGGACGCGCTCTACAGGCAATACAAGTCATGCGCCGACACCATATCCAACCTCACTACTCAGGACAAGTACAAGGACTACCTCTCAGCCCTCTCCGACAAGGAGAAAGCCAAAGCCCCCGAATACAAGAAATGGAAACGCGACCTCGAACTCGCCGAAATGCGATGGCGCGACCGCACATGGCTCAACACCGGCACACCGCCAGCGGTCGGTTATAACCCTCCGGAACTCCAGAGGAAAATATCAGACATCCGCCCGCACGAAATACGAACTGCGCAGCGCCTCGCCGACAACGGAGTAAAGGCAACCTTCAAGATCGACGTCAAGAAGGTCCCCAACGAAAACGGCAAAGGCACGCACGACATAGGATATGCGGATCTCGAAAACGGCATCGAGATCAAGACGCTGAAAAACACATCATCGACAAACACCATCAACTCTCATCTGAAATCGACATCGAAGAAACCGGACGCCAAAACGGTCGTCATGGACAACAGCGAAAACGACGGAATGTCAGATGAAGACCTCATCGCCTGCATCAGAAGATGCCTGGCCTTCCGCGACGGAAAAGTCTACATCATCCGCCACGACGGAAAACTCGCCAGAGCACGATAAAGGCCTCAATGTCACCAAATGGTGTCAATGAGACCTTTATCAGCATCAATTATAGCACAGCCAAGGCTGGCTACCGAAGAGGCCGAACGGAGCCGACTGTAAATCGGCCGCGCCACACGCGCCACGCAGGTCCGAATCCTGCGCCAGCCACTCATCGCGGACCCCGCACGCCGCGTCGCTAACCGTGCGCAAAAACCAAAGGAGCACCAATGCACTTCATCATCCAGCGCCGCCGCAACCTCATGCGCCACCTCCTCCTCATCGAAGGCGGAGAACCGCAAGGAGGCGAAGGCGAACCACCCGCAGGCCAGAACACCCACGGCGAAGGCGACAACGCGAAGAACACCACGACCGACAACGCCAAGGAGTTCAGCCACGCGCTCGCCGCCCGCGTCGAAGAGGAAAAAGCGAAACTCGAAGCCAAATACGCCGGATACGACGAATACAAGGCCAAAGCCGCCAAATACGACGCCGACGAAAGCGACAACGCAGCGAAGCTCGAAGCGGCCGACAAGAAGATCGAATCGCTGACGAATGAGATCGCCGCGCTCAAGGCCACCGCCGCCCGCGAAACCCTCATCGGCCAGATCGCCAAGGACACCGGCCTCGACCGCGACGTCATCGACCGGCTCAAAGGCGACGGAGACGAACTCAAAGCGAACGCGAAGGCGCTCAAGGACAGTCTCATGCCAAACCCCGGACTGCCCACCCCACCGGCCGACAAAACGGCCACCGCAACCACTGGCAGCATGACGCCGCTGCAGCTCCTCTCGCAAGCCTACGCGGCCAAATAACCATCAGAAAGGAACACAACCATGGCACTCAACCTCACCGAGGCCGCGAAGCTCTCCACCGACACCCTCGCCAAGGGCGTCCTCGAGACCTTCACGCAGGTCAGCCCGATCCTCGACCGCATCCCCCTCATGAACATCGATGGCAACGCCTACGCCTACAACGAGGAAGCCACCCTTCCGGGCGTTGCCTTCCGAGGCGTCAACGAGTCCTACACCGAGTCCACCGGCACCTTCAACCAGAAGAGCGAGCGGCTCGTCATCCTCGGCGGCGACGCGGACGTCGACAGGTTCATCCAGCAGACCCGCAGCAACGTCAACGACCAGCGCGCCGAACAGACCACGCTCAAGGTCAAGGCGATCAGCTACAAGTACCAGGAAACCTTCTTCAACGGCGACTCCACCGTCGACACCAAGAGCTTCGACGGCCTCAAGAAGCGCCTCACCGGCAAGCAGGTCATCGACGCCGCCACCAACGGCATGCCGATTCTCGGCGACTCCAACGCCGACATCCACAGGTTCTTCGACAAGCTCGATGAACTGCTCGGCGCAGTCCCCGGCATCAACCCCACCAACGGCGCCATCTACGCCTCCGCCGCCATCATCCGCAAGATCGGCAGCGCCATGCGCCACATCTCCTACGACACCACCCTCCAGCAGGACATCGTCGGCAAGCGCGTCATGCAGTGGAACGGCATCCCGCTGCTCGAGGCCGGACAGACCACCGCCGGCAAGGAGATCCTCGACAACAACGAGACGCAGGGCACCAATTCCACCACCACCAGCATCTACGCCGTCAAGTTCGGTTCGAGTGAGGGCGACCAAGGCGTCACCGGCCTGACCAACGGCGGCGTACAGGTCGAGGATCTCGGCCAGCTGCAGGAAAAGCCCGCCTACCGCACCCGCATCGAGTTCTACTGCGGACTCGGCGTGTTCTCCGGCAAGGCCGCAGCACGACTGAAGGGAGTCGTCAATGGCTGAGAAGCTCGACGTCACCCCGCAGGAACCGGCCGAGGAAATCGGCGGGGACACCCCAGCACAGCCGGAGGAGCCCGCCACCACTCCGGACCCACAGCCGGAGGAGCCCGCCCCGTTTCCTCCCGTCGGACACCGCAGCGAACGATTCGACACCTTCCGCCCGGACGGCACGCGCGTGACCGTCACCCGCGACATCGACACCGGCGAGCAACACGTCACAGAGGCATGACCATGGCCGACCCCTTCGCCACCGTCGCCGACCTCGAGGAGATCTGGCGGACACTCGACGACACGGACAAAACCAAGGCCGCACGCCTCCTCGCCGCCGCAAGCCGCAAGATCCGCCTGCAATGCCCCTCATGGGCGCAGGCGGAGGAGGCCGAGCCCGGCATCTGCAAGGACATCTGCTGCAACATGGTCAAACGCGCCATGGTCGCCGAGGAGACGAACCCCGAAGGACTCAGCCAGGGATCACAGACCACCGGCCCCTTCGCCGACAGCTGGTCGTACAGCAACCCAAACGGAGACCTGTACCTCACATCCAGCGAACTCGCCGACCTCTCCAGTGCCGGCAGCGGCCGCATGTTCACCATCGCCATGACGGGAGGCGCATGAGAACACCGCCGACCGAAACCATCACCGTCGCCCGAGCCGACGAAACAACCACCGACGGACGCCGCACCACCGGCGCGCCGTCCACGGTCGGCGCCATCCAGGCGCTCGTGGAGCCATGCGCATACGACCTCACCGACACCGCCGGACGACGCACCATCACGCACGGCTGCAACCTCTACCACCGCGGAGGCCTGCCGTTCGGGATCCTCGTCGGCGACCTGCTCACCGTCCGAGGCCGGACCATGCGCGTCACCCGGACACCCGAGGTCTGGCAGCGCGGCGACACCGGCATCGGCGTGAAGATCCACGCCGAGGAAGGAGAGGACCAATGAGCAACATCAGATTCGTCCTCAACCGCAGCAACGTCGAACGGCAGCTCCTGCACAACAAGGCCCTGCTCGACAACGTGCAGGCCCAGGTCGAACGCGCCGCAGCCGGAGACCCGCGCATCACCGTGTACCGCAACGACGATGCCAGCCACGGCAACGTCGTCGCCACGGCACCGGTCGCGCTCGAAGCCAAACACGGCACACTCACCCGCATCCTCGGCCAGGTGAGCGTATGAACACGATCGGCAGGGACCCAAGCGGCCTCATCCTCGACGGACTCGCGCAGGCCATCCCCGAAGCGGCCATCGGCTGGGACATGCCCGCCTCGTCGACCATGCCGCGCGTGCGCCTCGCGCTCGACCGCGCCGCCTATCCGACGGCGGTCAGCCAGTACATGCGCCTGCGCGCCAGCGTGTACGCGCCACAAGACGACGGCAGGACATGCGACTGGCCCAAAGCCCAGGCGCTCAGCGAAACCATCTGCCGATGGCTGCTCGACAACCGGCACAAGCGGCCCCTCATCGACGCCAGCGTCGAATCCGGACCACTTCAGACACACGACGACGACCTGCGGCAGGACTTCGCCTACACCGTCATCCTGCTCACCGTCGAAGCCGCATGACCAACACCACAAACAAAGGAGCCACACCAATGGCAAACGACACCGCCGCCCTCGAGGCGCAGCTGCTCGCCGCCGGCGCCGCCGGCCTGAGCTTCGCGTCCGAAGGCAACAACAAGAACTACGTCAACCTCATCAAAGAGGCGGCGATCTACCGGTACGACGTCGGAGAGAACATCGGCACCTTCGGCAAGGACTGGCGTCCCACATCCGGAAAGAAGCCGTTCGGCTACTTCTCCGAAGACGGCATCACCATCCACCCGGAGGACGGCGACACCAACGACTTCACCGCCCACAACGGAGACAACGTGCTCTCCTGGAGCTCCGGCGGATACTGGACCATCGGCTTCACCGGCCTCGAATCGAAGAAGGAAGTCGTCGAAACGTACTTCGACGCATCCGTCGGCGCGGACGGCAGCCTGACCATCGACCACGTGGAATGCAACAAGACCGCGCAGTACGTCGTCGCAGGCGTCACCCAATCCGACCACCTCCTGCTCCTGCACGCGCCGAAATGCAAGGTCAACGAACGCGAGGACATCGAATGGAAGGTCAGCGACCTGATGAACTTCGGCATGACCCTGCGCACCTACAAAGACGTGGCC